TTCTGTTTGACCCTTGCACCCCTTCGGGGGTGCTTTTTTATTTAAGGAGTTTTTATGTTTCATAATCAGTCAGCAAGTGCCCATAGTTTTGCTATGGTGCCTAAAGCGGATATTCCGCGTTCTAAGTTTTCGATGCAGAAAACGCTAAAGACCACTTTTGATAGTGGTTATCTAGTTCCTATTATGTGCGAGGAGGTATTACCCGGTGATACGTTTAATTGTCGAGTCACTATGTTCGGGCGCTTGGCTACCCCGTTATTCCCAGTTATGGATAATCTCCATTTGGACTCGTTCTTTTTCTTTGTTCCTAATCGTTTGGTATGGAACAATTGGGTTAAGTTTATGGGGGAACAAGATAGCCCTTCCGATTCTATTTCCTACTCTATCCCTCAACAAGTTTCCCCTACTGGAGGTTATGCAGTTGGATCGTTGCAAGACTATCTTGGCTTGCCTACTGTCGGACAAGTTGGGTCTAGTAATACGGTTTCACATTCTGCGCTCCCTGTAAGAGCTTGTAACCTTATTTGGAACCAGTGGTTCCGTGATCAGAATTTACAAAATTCTGTTCTTATTGACAAATCGGACGCTCCCGATTCCTCTGCAGCCGCTAATTATGTGCTGCAACGTCGTGGTAAACGACATGATTATTTTACTTCTGCATTGCCATGGCCTCAAAAAGGCGGCAATGCTATTTCTATCCCTATTGGTACTTCTGCTCCTGTTTATACATCTACTGCTACTCAGGTTAGTGGTTCACAACAGCCCGTACGTTTTTTAACTACCGCTGGTGGTGTACCTACTACTGGTGCTATTGGTTCTGTTCTTGGTGATGCTTATGCTGGTACTGGTGCTATCGGTGCAAGTACTACTATTTATCCTTCTAATCTTTATGCTGATTTGTCGCTAGCTACAGCTGCAACAATTAATCAGCTTCGCCAAAGTTTTCAAATTCAAAAACTTTTGGAGCGAGACGCTCGGGGCGGTACCCGTTATACTGAAATTATTACTGCTCATTTTGGTGTACGTAGCCCTGATGCTAGGCTCCAACGTCCTGAATATTTAGGCGGTGGCTCTACTCCTATTTCTATTTCTCCTATTGCACAGACCGGAGGTACTGGTGCATCTGGTACTACTACTCCTCAAGGTAATCTGGCTGCTTTTGGAACTTATTTGGCTAACGGTCATGGTTTTACGCAGTCATTTCTTGAACATGGTCATGTTATTGGTTTTGTATCTGTACGAGCTGATCTTACTTACCAACAAGGTCTTCGTAAGTTTTGGTCTCGTTCTACTCGTTATGATTATTATTTTCCCGCTTTTTCTCATCTCGGTGAGCAAGCTGTTTTAAACAAGGAAATTTATGTTACTGGTAATTCCTCTCAAGACAACTCGGTTTTTGGTTATCAAGAGCGTTGGGCCGAATACCGTTATAACCCCTCGCAGATTACTGGCTTATTTAAGTCTACTTCTGCGGGTACTATTGACCCATGGCACTATGCGCAAAAATTCACTTCTTTGCCTACACTAAACAGCACTTTTATTTCTGATACTCCTCCTTTAAGTCGTAACTTAGCTGTTGGTACTGCTGCCAACGGTCAGCAGTTACTATTGGATGCTTTCTTTGATATTACTGCTGCTCGCCCAATGCCTATGTACTCTGTACCTGGCTTAATCGACCACTTCTAATATGTTTGGAATTGACGACGCTGCGATGGCGACTTTAGCGGTTGGTGGCTTAGGTTTTCTTGGTCAACAAGATACCAATTCCTCCAATGCAGCTCTTGCTCAAAATCAAATGGACTTTCAAGAGCGTATGTCCAATACCGCTTATCAACGGCAAGTTGCAGATATGCAATCTGCCGGTTTGAATCCTATGTTGGCCTATATGAAAGGTGGAGGCGCGAGTACTCCATCTGGTGCTATGGCAACATATCAGTCTCCTGTTTCTGGGGCTGCGCAAGCAGCTACTTCTGCTCAAATTCCTTCTAATATTCGTTCTACTCAAGCTACTACTAAGCAGACGGGTGCCCAGACAGATTATTTAACAGGCTCACAAACTGATCTTAC